TGTTGATATATTTTCAGGCAAGCATCGAAGAGCAATGATTTGATTTATTGTTTCCCAATTTCGCTGTTGATTGCGTGATCTTATCCAACTCTGTTGATCCATCAACATTTGGCCAGTGTCATCCCGAACAGGTAGTCGTGACTCTTTGTAGTTGTTTCTTATGCCCGTTGCTGTTATATCAAACAACGTGGTGCATTTAATGCGGCATGTCATTGTGATTTATTAACTCGACTGTTGGCACTTAGAACGTAACGATTTTTCTCCCCATGATAGGGTAGTGCGCTGTGTTGTATCCAACTTGGAAATAATATCATCATGCCGGGTTCAGCAAGTATATCAATGCTGTTGTCATGACTCATGTACAATGTGGCCGCATCCGTGTGCATGGTGTTGTTGGGATTGTAAAAGCGGTTTAGTCCATTTTTAGTGGCAGCATCCATGTCTCCACAATCAAGATAATAGATACAACTCCAGGTGCTGTTGGGGTGTATGTGCACGTCGTGATATCCGCCATCACGGGTGATGTGACACCAAGATTCATGTAATTCAATATCAACATTTAATCCGGTGGGCCAATAGCGTTTGTTGGCAGCGTAGCTGGCTTTGAAGATACAGTCTTTGACCCAGTGACTCCAGGCTTCAACAGCCGGACTTGGGTATGTAACAAAATCAAAAGCACTTTCAAAAAGATTGTACTTGACACTGGCAGTGATATTACTGTTGTGTTTCTTTTGTTCGAGGTCATGGCACACTGCCTTGAGTTCCTCTGCGTGAGTTTTGTGATCTTGCCAGTCAAAGTTATAAAACATTGTTGGCCATAGTGGCATTGGTTGCATAGTATTGATATTTAACAGACAAAGAAAAACCCTGGAAAATTCCAGGGTTGTTTCAAGAGTGTAAACTCTATTAAGCTAGCTTGAAGCCTGGATCTGTTACGTCTGTACCGCTAACGTTAACACCAGTCACTGTGCCATCGCTGGCAGTGATCTGCACGTTGCCAAGAGCTTTCAAGGCTGCGTCCAAAGTTGCCGCTGTCCATGCACCTTGTGGGTACACAGCATAGCTGATCTGACCACTAGTGTCAGCTTCAACTTGATACTTGGCAATAGTTGCAGTACGTTGAATAGCTTGGTTGATTTGCACAACAACGCCAGGTGTGAACACGCCGCCGCTGTAAGAACCAAGTTGAGGACGTAAATCAATAGCTTGGTTAGAACCGTTTTGTACGATCACTTTAAAGAAGTCCAGCTTGGGGCCGTCCATCTGCACCAAAGCGGCGCTAGTGATAGTGTTAGTCTGTGGACCATTGTTGATGTCTAACGCAAATACCGGTTGTGCGTCACCATTGAAGGGTGGAAAATATGCCATTTTAAAATCTCCTAAAGTTAGTGGCCTTGTTGGGCCTACTTTTATTTAGTCAATTGGCAAAAAAACGGCTACTTGGGATTGTTTTGTTGAGCATTTCCTGCTGAAAAAACGCCACGATTTACCAGCTTGACTAGTCCAGTTGGTGTGGGTATCACAAATCCTTCACCCTCGGCTTGCCCTGCTGTGCTTTGCTCAAGGCCTTGCACTTGTTGTTCCAACTGTTGTGCTAGGTTTAGTTTTAAATTGTAAATTGAATTCCAAATTGCCAGCAGACCCAGGTGAGCTTGACTGGGTACTGGTTTGTTGTTGGCATCTAATGTGTATAGTTTTCCCGGCACATTGCCAGTACTAGCGTTGTACTGTCCGTTGGCATCTGGGTTGGCAACAACTAATTCGTTGTACTGTTTGGCGCTGGATTTGGTTTTCATCCAATTGGGCAGACTAAATGTTGTACCCCCAATAATGCGCTGATTAAAATAAGTTTGAATTTGTGCTCGGGTGCTAGCTGGCAACGAGTTTAACATGTCATCTACAGCCGAACCATAAGTGCTGACTGCTTTCTTGGCGTCAGCGATTAAATTACCCGGTGCTGTTAATGTAAATGAAATGCCAATGTTAGGCTTGATAATATCAACCCCACCTTGAACATTTTGCAAACCTTGCCCGTCCCAGGGTTGTGCCACTTGATCACCTAGGTTGGCGAACTTTTGATGCACTACAATACCCCCAGTTTTACCAGGGATAGTCTTCCCAAGTTCGCTGTTGACTGGAGTAGAGTACTGCACAAAATTGGGTTTAAATGTGTACTTGCCACCCTGTGGCTGCAGTTCCCCGGCCCACATTAGATCGCCCCAGTAAAATCCTGTGCCCACTGTGGCAGCATCTAGGCCAGGCCATATGGCTTTGAGTTTGGTGTACAGTTCAGGTCTTAAAGCACCAGACTTTTTTTGTTGATCGTATTTCACCCAGTCTTCGGGGCTTTGTGCTGGATAATTGGCATCAAACATGTATTTGTCCATGACTGCCAATCGACCGTTGGGTAATCTACCCCAAATCAGTGCAGGCTTACCGTCCCACTTGATAGTAGTTTTGTCAGCGTTGTTAATGGCTCCTTGCAACCCTTGTATGGCTTTGCTAGCTTCTGCACTACCACCTAAAAAGAAAGCATCTTCTGGGTGCGGAATTCTTGGATCTTTTCTTTTAACTGGGGCTTCGGCTTCTACAAGTGGCTTCATGCCTTGGTTGACAATACGGTCACGTAAACGAGCTAAAAAGTTAACTTCGTTGTACTCCATGTACAAGCTTTCTTTAACCTGCCCCGGTTCATTCAACCCTTCACGAGACAAGTATTCACGGAAGTCTGCTAGCTTGGCATCACGCTGTGGATCCTTTGCTAGAGCTTGATAAATTGTTTCTACGTTTTTTAAGTCGTTGCGATCATGTCCCGGGCCTAGCAATGCATTGGCCACATGGTCAGGATCCATGCCGCTAGGGACTAATTGATTTGTTGTGCGACTCAGCATGCCATTGGCACCAACTTTGAGTCCCTGTTGCTTGGCAATTGAACTCATTAAAATATTTCTGTACACTCCTTTGTAGTTGCTGTCCGTGCCGCCAGCATAGAAGAATGTGCCCCAATCTAGGTTAGGGAAAAACATAAAGTCTGTTTGTACATAGCCATTTTTAGCATCGCCGGCAATGGGTGTTTTAAAGTGAACTTCGCCCTTTTTAACAACCCATTCACGTGGATCTTGTCCTTGGCTTTGAATATACTGTGACAGCTTGGCAGCAACTTGATCTTTGTTGATTTCATTAACATCAACTGCCATGTCTAAGTCGCCTGATGTAGGTGCTCGACCAGTTGAGCCTAGCCAACGGTCTTGGGGAAACTCAATACCTGTGATCTTTTCCAACCAGGCCACTGTAGCAGGTACATCGGCTCGGTTGATACGCTGTGTTAAGGGTTGTCCCTGGGCATCTTTGAATACATTGCCGCCTTCAGTTAGCATCGGTGCGTCTCACTGTTCGTGTAAATTTGCCTGGGTCTCTGTCCCTAATAGCATTTAAAAGTTTGCGATTGAGATTGTCAGCTTGATCAGCTGGGAAATTGGATTCAATTTCCTCAAGAAGGCGTATAGCCGATGCAATCACGTTAGATGCACGACTTTCAATAATGTATCGTCTATCACGGTCAGCATTGCGCTCATCGTAAATTGCGTCCAATTCCTCTAATATGCTTCTTGTTTTCTTTTGCATGGTACTTCAGGACCTTTTTATTATTTATCGAAATCTTTTTTTTGATTAAACAACAGATGAACCAGAGTGTTTATACACATAGTAGCGTTTTGTTGTATATTCAACCTGGGCTTGATAAAAACTCACTGCGGCCGGGCTATTCCAAAGATCTTTATCATATAAAAAATTGTTTATTTGTTGCCAACGATTGAGGTGCGCTGTGATATCACGTGTGCCAATCAAATGCTGAAATTCTGCTGTGTTTTCTACTATGTCTGCAAATTCAATATTGTAAACTCGTGCGTGATAAACAGGGTCAAATGGGATCAGATAATTCTTGGCGCTTTCTCTCATTTTGTCTGTTAATTCTATACCTGTCAACTCTTGCCAACGGGGCAGGAAATAGTGTTGGTAAGTGCGCATCCATCTGTAGATTTGACTGCGGTAAGTTGCAGTTGTAATACAAATAATTTGATTGAATTGGTCCAAGGGCAATTGTCCTGGCCAGCAATGAGTACCAACCCATACTGATTTATCTTGTAATGTTGACAGTTGTGCCATTATGTGATCTGAATTGTATTCTGTCAGCACAGTGTCAGTGTCGCCTATCTTGCCAAGATTGTGTTGTATACTACGAATATCGCCCGCAGGACCTGTGTCTGAGAATGTGTCAGACAAAATATCGCACAGCAAGCCACCACAGGTGTAGTGCGGGAAACAAATGAGGTTATACATAAAGGGCTTGTATTTCAGAGAAAGTGGATCGCCAGGCAGTGCTTCGTTGTTGGTCTAGGCGGTCCAAGTATGTTACCATGGCTTGTGTGCTGCCAGACCAAGGATTTTGCTCCAGCAATGTATTGATTATGTGATCTTTGCCCAGTTTGCCATGCACTCGGGATCGAATCTCGGGCGGGGTATTTGACAAGGACAATTCCCCATAGCACACATGTATGTTTAGATCTGTAGCGTCGCCTGATAAATTTTTAGAAAACTTGTGGTCAAACCAAGATTGAAATTGATCAAAGTAAAACACATTTAGTGGATTTATAGTATGCTCTACACCAAATATTACATTGCCGGGAACTGTGTGCAATGCTCGATCAACAAAGTGTTCCAGCGCAGTCCATTTGTATGGCCAACGCAACAGTTCAAACTGATTGCCAGTTCCGTCTAGACTTGCTACCCGTTTGACCAGTCGGAACTTGCTCCACAGTTCCAAGGTACGTGCACTGGGCATGATGCTGAAGTTACTGGTATATTGCAAAGTCACTTGTTCTGGACATGGTATGCGTTCCAGCACACTGGTATGCGTGTCGTTCATCAACGGCTCGCCACCACCAAATTTCACATAAGTGAGATTGGACAGGTCTTGGTTGTCCAACAACGAAACAAATCGTTGAGTTATCTGCCCTTGTCGATCTTCTGCATGAAGATTGTGTATGGCCAAGGATTGTGCAACATGGTTGCGTTGATTTTCCTGGTACCAAAAACTACTGCTTTCAGGTCCGCAACTGGCACAGGCCAAGTTGCACTTTTTGGTCACTGCCACAGTGAGATTTTCAATGTTGTCAGATATGCCCGGTGTTATTTCAAATGATGCTTGTCTGTAACTGTGGCCGCCTGCTTGTTCCACGTCCAGACATTGCCGACAGGTCTCATTGTAATTTTCCGCTAACCAAGTTTTTTTGTGCTCAGCCAGTTGTGTCACAGGATCTTGATCATGGTCTATACGATATGATTTAGAAAAATAACAACAAGGCGACACTGTAAAATGTGTGTTATCGTTGTTGTACACAAGACCGTTGTCCAGCAGTCTACAAAATGTCTTGCTAGGTTGCATTATTGTTTGATTTGATTCAACAATTGTTTGAGCTTGTTGCTTTGCACATCTGCTGTGACTTTTGCAGTGACCTGAGCAGGTTTCTCCCAGGCAGGTGTGCCTGTTGCCTTTTCCCATTTAGTGTTGCCTTCGACTTCGTCGGCTGCATTGGCAATGCTCTTGGCCTTGATTGATTCCATGATTGAACTTACAGGTTTTCTAAATCCACTGTTGCCTTCTTCACCACCTGCGTCTGTAATACGCATGGTTTCAATGTTGTATTCCAAGTCAATCTTTTGTCCCACGCCAGTTGAACTACGTGACTTCATACATTGAATCTGATACTTACCACGTTCTTTCATGGCACGACTTGTAAAGATACCAAACACATTGTCAGCAGTATTGATCTTGGAAATACCACCGGAAATGTGCGAGTGGTCAAATTCAATCTCTTCCACAGCCGATCGATTCAACTGTGATGCAGTTACCATTAGTATACCAAGCTCTTTTGCCAAGTTACGCAATTCCTCACTCACATACTTGTCTTTCACAAACAAATCACTGGGACTAACTTTGGCGCTAACCGGCATCAACAAGTCCAAGTAGTCAACCATGATAAAGTCTACCTTGATGCCGGTCTGGATCTGCACTTCTTTAATGTAACTACGCACGTCATTGATGTTGCTTTGTGCCGGTAACGCTTTCACCCGATACTGTCCGCTCTTCTTACCCACCATTTTAACCTTGAGTGTGGTTGTATCAATATCCTTACGAATATCCTTGGTACTCATGTCTGTCAACATAGCATCAGTGCGCAAACTAGTAAGTTCTTCCGAGAGTTCTAGTGTGATGTACACACCACTAAGGCCTTGTTGCAGCCAGTTCAATGCAATGTTCATCATCACAAGCGACTTACCCGAACCCGATCCACCTGCAAAGATGTTTAGTTCGCCTCTTGAAAACCCACCATACAATAGTCTGTCCATTTGTGGCCAGCCTGTTGATACTTGTCCACCTGAGTTAAAGTATTTGTTGATACGAGCAGTAGGATCAGCAAAGTAATCTGTACCCATGTCCTTAGTAAGAGAGATTTGCACAGCATCTTTGATCAATTTCTCAACGGGTTCAAAATCGCCTTTTTCCAACAAGTCTGCTGACTTTAAGATAGCACGTTCAAGTTCTTGTCGTTTAGTGAACGCTTCAAATTCTTCCATGAACCAGTCATAGTGACCGTCATTCAAATCGGGTACTGGATTTAACTTGACTCCTGTTGCGGCAGCAATCTGTGTGCGGTCAGGCAATGTCTTGTGTTTATCGCTGTGCTCTCTAATAAACTCAGCAGCCGCTCTCAGGCTTTTGTCAAAATTTTGTGGATTATAGATGTTTTGCACACGCACATAACTTTGCGCATCTTCTAGCATCATTTCCAAAAATAACTTTTGTATCTCAACTCCGTAGTCTTTTAACAAGATGTTTTTTCCTTAATTCAATTTTAATTTTGCTAGTTTCCCTGGCTTTCATTATAGCCAGCAGTGCTCCTAACCGCCCATATTCAATCACAGCATTGTTAACGTCTTTGATATGGTCAGGCCAGTCTGGAATACTAACTGCCCAGCCTAGTTCTACAGCACGATCAATTAATTCTATTCCAGCTTTGTCCATGTCAGGTACTACTGTTATTTGTTTACCCAAACTGCGTATGAGTCTAGCTTGTCCATCACTAATGGTATTGTGCATTACTGCAAGCCCACTAATGCAGAGTGCATCAAATATTCCTTCAACTACAATGGCATGTTCCCACTCTGGCTTTTGTAAATCTGTACCAAACACATAGCTGGGCTGGCTATCAGAAATATACTTAGGCGTTTTGTTGTCTAGAAATCTGCATGTATAACCCACAATCTTGTCATTATAGGTAAATGGAATTATCACATGTGGCCTGGTCCAATGAATGCCATCATTTTGCATCTGTACCATGACAGGAAAATCATTCGGTACAGCTCGATTACGCACGTAGTCTCTGTAGTTGCCTTCGTCTATCAACAGTTCAGCATATGGTGGCAAGTCACGTTCTTCAAACTCAATGGCTGCCAGTGCGTTAAATGTTTTATTACGATCTTCTAGTATGCCGTGTATGCTACGATGCTTGAGACTTTCTAAATTAAGATACTCAATTTCGGCATCAGGAACACCCATCCAGCTCAAGAGCCTACGGGCCTTGAAGCTCACGGAGCGGCCAAGGATAAAGCTAGCGGTATATCCACAGTTGAAGCAGTGATAACTCCAGCCCGCTTCTGTGGCCTTGAGTCCGCCACGCTGACGTTTGTCTATGTTGTTGCCATTGTGAGCACAGCAAACCGCATTGAAACTGATCCATCCAGATGGTGTTTGTTTTTTCTTTGCAGGAAGATATTGTGTCACATCAAGCATTGTGACATTATAGCATAGTTAATTTGATATTACAACTGATCTATTTCACGTATGAGCAAGTTCTTGATAAATTCATGTCCTTGTTCATTTGGATGCCCATCCTTGCATGTTAGTGTAGCACGATTGGGATTGTTTGAAATAATATGGTGTAGGTCCAGGCCAGGCCATAGCATTCCGGGTGTGTTCATTATACACGGGGCCGAAATACTACAAAATTGTAAAACACTGTTGTTGACAGATTGTCCCTGGAAAAACAAAACTGATTGTTTAAAATTTAATTTTTGAGATTGTGGGCAATCAGTAAGCACAGTATGCAATTTGATCATGTCCACCCAGTCCTTGCCAATATCTGTGTTCCAGCCTGAATTTATCCAGGCGCTTTGAACAAACCTGTTCCATGGGGGGTCGTTTGAATAGTTAACGTGCATGGGATTGTAAAAACTTTGTCGGTTAGCATCAGTGTGACAGGCTAGGATCAAGCAATCTTCCAGTGGAACAGTTTCATGCTCCATCCACCAAATGTAACACCATATTGCACTTTGCAAGCTGCCTCCAGGCCAACCAAAATTCTCAGTTGGTACGCCGTAATGGCTACCAAGCTGTCCTAAAAAACAATGTTGCTCTCTGTAAGGAGTATTTTGATCCCATATTGAGTGGGCTCCGGGTGTGTTTGCTAGTGCCGGATCCAGCAACTCGTCTCCCCACATCCACGAGTCACCAAAACCTACAATTTTTTTAAATCTCATCTATATT